AAACGGGTTCGCCGATGAAGTCCGCGGCGTAGTCAAGGCAGCCGCGTCACTGGACGGTGACAAATACAATTTCAACGGGACGGTTTTCGACCTCTCCCGTTTCCATAACATACCGGCGTTCCGCGCCACCAAACCCAAAGGAGTTACAATGGCTAAACCGAAAGTTAAAGCAGAAGACGATGAGCCGACGCCGACACCCACGCCGACGCCGACAGCCGCAGCCGCACCGCCCGCACCACCTGATCCTGCTCCGCCGCCCAAACCCGACGCGGCGAAGAAAGAGGAGGACGATGACGACGACGACGAGAAGGATGACGACGAGAAGAAAGCCAACGCTTACGCTTCCGGCGTCAAACAGGAACGCATGCGCATTGCAGCGTTGCAGAAGCTGGACCGGCCAGCCACGCATGACATCATCGCCAAGGCGATCGTGGAGGGCAAGGAAGTCTCGGACATCATCGCCGACGTGATGGCCGCGATGGACAAAGTGAACACGCAAGCGGCACGCCGAGCGGATGCCGCCCCGCTCAACGGCATACCTGCCAGCGACGGCGGGACCGCCGGGGACGGCGAAGATTTCGGCGCACGCATCACGCAGAGTGTGAAAGCCAAGCTGAAACAGCGGCGTGCACCGGTGATGCTTAACAGTCGCAGCTAACCCCTACCTAACGAGAGAAAGGAAAACAAACATTATGGCTATTAAAGGTTCAGTACTCTTCAGCAACCTCATGTCCGCCGACGACGAGCCGGACTGGAAGGTCAAACGTTACCCTTACACCGATGTTGGCGCACTTACGCTGGCAGCGGCCAAGCTGGGGCACCTCGTCAAGTTCGATGCCACACGCGCAACCGTGGAAGGCGCAGTCGGGGCAGACGACGCGGTGCTGGAAGGCATCATTGTCGATCTGCCGGATAACACGGATACACCGGTCGCCCCTGCTGTTAATACAGTGCTTGTGGCACTGATGGGCAGCTTCGACAAGAACCAGATCCTGTATTCGGATAACACGACACCCGTGTCCGCGGCTGGTCTGGCGCGACTGCACGCCATGGGCATCTTCCTCGATACCGCGACACCGGCAGGCAACTTCGCACCCTAAACTTCAACTCACCCGAAAGGAACAATACTGCTATGGCTAACATGAATCCCAATTACGAGCCGAGGACGTTGCTCGCACCGTTCGAGCAAGGCGCTCTCACTCACACGTTCCTGCGCGACACATTCTTCGGTGCGCGGGAATATCCACCGACTGCACTGGTCGAATTCGATTTCCGTCGGGGCCGCCGGAAAATGGCGCCGTTTGTTGCGCCGCTGGTGGGCGGCAAGGTGATGGAGCGTCAGGGCTTCGAGACCCGGTTTTACCGTGCCCCCCGCATCGCGCCGGTGCGTGCGTTGCGAACGCCGGACTTGGAAGCACGGCTCCCTGGCGAAACGATCTACCAAGGTCGCACCGCCTCGGACAGAGCAGCGGACCTGATCGCAGAGGATTCCATCTTCCTCGATGAAGCGATCACGCGCAGAGAGGAATGGATGTGCAGAGCGTTGTTAATCAACGGAGCCATCACGGTGACCGCTGACAACGGCTACACCAACGTCATCAACTTCATGGAGTCCAGCCAAGGCGCGCCTAACAACCATTTCGTGCCCACCACCAAGTGGGACCAGACCAACTCCGATCCGATTGCGGACTTGGAAGCGGCACGGCTGGCCACCATCCGCGACAGCGGCATTTCGCCGAACGTCGCGCTGTTCGGTTCCACCGCCAAGAGCGTGTTCCTTAACAACGCCAACGTAGCGAAGTTTCTGGATTCCATCCGGTTCCAGATTGCCACGATAAAGCCGGTCATCGTGGATGAAGCCGTGGTGATCTTCGGGCAGCAAGCTGGCTTGCAGTACTACAGTTACGCTGAGTACTTCGAGGACGACGCGGGCACGCTCTACCCGATGCTGCCGCCGGAACTGGTCCTGCTGGCGTCCACCAACACACCGAACAAGATTGTTTACGGCGCCTACACCCAACTGGAAGACGCGCGAGCGAAGCGGTATGTGACCTACCAGTCCAGCCGCATCCCGTTCGTGTACGGCGACGAAGATGACGGGACGTTGTTCTATCGTCTGACAAGCTGCCCGCTGCCGATGCCGGTGGACGTGCTCGGCTGGCGGTTAATCGAAGCCCTGACTGGCGTCACGTATCCGTTCCCGACACCGGGGGCGATGCCTTACTTCGACCCGAACGATCCGGACAAAGGTCCGCCCGAAGCACAGCCGCAAGGCAAAGAGGGGATAGACTTCTACCCCGAGACCAGGAAAGCTGACAAGGGCAAGGGCAAGGGCAACAGCAAAGGCGATGGATTGGAAGACCAGACCGTTGCGGAGTTGAAGGAAACCGCGGAGAAGGAAGGCGTGGAAGTGCCTAGCCATGCCAACAAGGGCGAGATCATCGACGCCATCCGCGAGAAACGGGGTGCGTAACACATGGGCCTGCTCACAATCCTCTACTGGGTGTTGCTGGTGCTGATTCTGCTCGGCTGCTTTGCGTCACCGGCGTGGACGTGGTATCCCCGCGCCAACTCGCTGGTGACGCTGGCGCTGTTCATCATCATCGGCCTGAAAATCCTCAAACCCACTTGGTGAAGCAATGAGCCTGCGCGACCAGTTCGTCCCTGATCTGGACAACGTGTTCATGAACACGGACGAGTTCGCTGTGGTGCGCGAGTTCCGCATCAGCGACGGTCAGGGCGGGTTTACCATCTTCGATTGCCCTGTGGTATGGGATAAGGATGCCATCAAAATGAGTCCTGTGGTTACGGTTCATGGCGTGTTCATGGGCGATGTCCGTTGTTACATCGCGCACAAATACCTGCCGCGTGCGCCTGTGGCGGGTGAGCTGATTTACTCGCCCGCCAACCAACCGTGGGAAGTGCTGGATTGCACCGACCAGGAATACCTTTACGAACTGTCACTGGCCGCGACACGTTCGCAGCCGTCGTTGTATGGTAGAAATTGAACTTGATCCCAGTGCGGTGCGAAAGCTGATTAACACGGTCGGCTTCATCAAGGACGGTGTGCCCAAGGTGCTGTTGCCTGCCATGAACCGCACGCTCAACCACGGCCGCACAGTGCTGAGTCGTGCCATCCGCGAGGATTACACCATCAAGGCGAAAGACATTCCGGTGCGCGTCAAGTACCCTAACCTGAGCCGTCTGGCCGGTTCCGTTTACATCCAGCAAGGCATGCTGGGACTGGAGAAGTTCAAGCACACGCCCAAGGACCCGCCCAAGCATCCGCGCATGGTCCACGCCGAGGTGCGCATCGGCAGAGGCGGCAACATCCCTCACGCTTTCGTTGCCAAAATGCCGAACGGGTTTGTCGGCATCTTCACTCGAGTCGGCAAGGCCCGCCTGCCCATCAAACGACGGCTGGCAATCGGCGCGTCCATCATGGCCAGCCAGCCGCACGTGCGGACCAAGACCGGACTGGCAATGCGCGATATGTTAATCAAACGCGTCAACCATGAAGTCGACCGCGTGCTGCAAAGAGCACAGACCATAAGGCGATAACCATGCCGCCCACGACCTTAACACAACCAGATTTCGGCGTCCGGACGCACACCGCGTATCACTTGGAAAAAAAACTGTGCGCCTTCATCCAGCAACTGTTCACCAACACCTACCAGCTCGACAATCCGGCGGTGAACCTGCAACAAACGGCTTTCGACGAGATGCACGACCTGCCCCAAGTGCCGAAGGTGGCCCCGCTGATCTACACCCCTTCTGTTTCATACGACCCAACGCAGAGGGCACAGACGCTACAAGGTAAAGTGCCGCCGCAGGTGGTGCGTGGCCGCGTCCCGCGCACCGTGACAGGCGAGATCGATCCGAGCAAGCTGCCGGACTTCCCTTCCATCTCGGTGCAAGTGGTGCACGGCCACGTCGAGAAACTCGAAACGCATGTCGGCGTGCAAATCTATTTCCACGCTTATGACGAAGACCCCAACAGCCACGGCTACCAAGACTTGGTAAACATGATCGAAGTAGTGGCGCTGGCCCTGACCAGTTACGGGCAGAAAGGCATCGACGACGCTTACGTGATCGTGCTGCCGCTCGACTGGAAAGTGCCCGAGAACACCCTGTTTCCGCATTACATCGGCGAGATGACCACGACATGGCAACTGCCCAGTGCCCGCCCGCTGCCGGACGACGAACCGTTCTGGACGAATCCGGTGGGCGTGGAAGGACTCAAGAACATTCCGGCAGAACACATCGACCTCGAGGTATCGGAGTCAACGGAGAACAACCTATGGCCACCTACCGAATAGTAGGGCAAGTCATTTACGCAGGCCCGACCATCGCGCAGGCCGGACTGCATTACGGGACCATCTTCAGGAACGGCATCCACGAGAACTTGTATAACGTCATTGCCGCTTGCCCTGCCGTTGGGGCGTTCTTCGTACCCGTCAAAGAATTCGCCGCGGTGCGCCGCCAACTGAATTTCGACATCGCCCGGAACATGCGCGGCACCACCGGCAAGTACGTCGAGTTCTACCGTGCCGTGCAGAATTGGCTTGCACAAGCAGCCAAAGCAGACCAAACACCAAAACCCAAAGGAGTGAAAGTAAAACACCATGCCTAATCTCGGACCTTTCCCACACGGCGTCTCATGGGAAGACGTTCCAACATCAGTCATCAGTCCCGTTTCTGCCTACCCCGGCATGAACGTTGTTATCGGGTCCGCACCGCTGTGGCAGACCCCCAACGGCAAGCAGTTTCTCAACGTGCCGCGCGTTTACAACAGCTTCGCGGAAGCCGCCGCGGAGATGGGTTACAGCACGGACTGGGCGACCTACGACATCTGCGAGCACATGGACGCGTGCTTCATCGAGTTCGGCGTGTTCCCGGTCACCTACATCGCGGTCAACGATCAGTTCACCGGCGGCGTAGCGGCTGCAGCCGCGCCTTTCACGCTGGTAGGCGGGCAAGTGGACACCAAGTTGCAACTGATTAACGATGCCACGCTCGTCGTATCCGGCCCCAGCGGCACGCCTGTCTATGTGGCGGGCGTAGATTACCTTCTGTCACTGTCAGCGAACCAAACGTGGGTTGTTACCCGCGTAGCTGGCGGCGCCATCCCAACGGATACGGCCACAATCGAAGTGGCTGGCACCACGCCTGCCACGACACCGGTCACGGCAGCCGAGATCATCGGTGGCGTCATCACCGGCACCGGTCAGAACACCGGCATCCAAGCTGTCGAAGACGTGTTCCAGAAAACGGGCTACGTCCCGGGTGTTATCATCTGCCCCGCGTGGAGCCATGACCCAACTGTGGCTTCTGCCATGGAAGCGAAGTGCGAGAACATTAACGGCTGCTTTGCGGCAACGTGCGTCATTGACGTAGACACATCGACGGTGAAAACCGCGCAAGACGTGGAGGCATGGAAGAATGGCAATAACATTGTTTTCCCGCGCCAGGAGTGCTGCTACGGCAACCCAACGCTGGTCGGCGCTATCACCGGCCAGCCCGGCACCGCCACAACCGTGACGAAACGGTTTCACTTCGCCAGCCAGCAAGGTCCTTTGCTCCAGTGGACGGACACTTACAAAGGCGGCGGGATGCCGTATTGCTCGCCGTCCAACAAGAACTTGCGCATGAATTCGTTGCAGGATGTCACCGGCGCGGAAATCACGATGCACTTGGCTGACGCGAACATGCTCAACGGGCAAGGCGTCATCACCGCGTTGAATTGGATAGGCGGCTGGCGGAGCTGGGGTAACCGGACCGCTGCCTATCCTAGTAACACCGACGTCAAGGACATGTTCATCCCGGTGCGCCGCATGTTCGATTACATCGGCAACACCGTAGTGCTAACCATCTGGCAGGAAGTGGACGAGCCAGGCAACCGCCGACTCATCGACGCCATTGTGAACTCGCTCCAACTCTGGCTGGACGGCATCACTGCCACCGGCGCGTTGATCGGTGCCAGCATCGCGTTTAACCAGAGCGAGAACCCGGCCACGGAAATCCTCAACGGCCACTACGTTTTTCATATTTACATCGCAGTACCGACGCCCGCCGAGTGGCTGGACTTCAAAATCGAGTACTGGATACCCTACATCGCAAATCTCTGGCCATCGGTAGGCACGACGGCACCCGCAACATAAGCACAGGAGGACCCTAACACATGCAAATTCCAAACCACGTCACCAACTACATGATCTACAAGGACGGGACCCAGTTCATCGGTGCAGGCAACCTGACGCTGCCCGACCTGAAAAACTTGGAAGACCCGCTCAAGGGCGCAGGCATCTTCGGCGAGATCGCCATGCCTGTGCAGTGCCACTTCCAGCCCTATTCAGTGAAGGTAACGTGGCTGACCATCACCGACACGGCGTTGTTCTCCACCGTGCAGAACGGGGCCAACCTCGATTGCTGGGCTGCCCTGCAGTTTCACGATAGCTCTACCAACAAGATCATTCACCACGGCTGGCGGTTCCAGATGGCTACGGCCCCGAAGGGGTTCAACTTCGGCAAGCTGGAGATCGGGACCAAGCAGGAGTGCGAAACGGAGTACGAGGTCATCAGTTACAAGATCCTGTACGACGGCAACATCGTATGCCACATCGACAAGGAAAATCACATCTGCCGCTGGTTCAACGGACAGGCGCTTGAGGACGAAGCGTTAGTTATCCGGCAACTGATTGGTTTGACCTAAAGCCGCAATCTGATAGTAGATGCGGCATGAACAATAGCGACGATGCTGTAACAACAGTCGAGCCGGTCAACCGCGTTGAGAGCGGTAGAGATGAAGAGTTAGAGTTCCGTGAGTTAAGAGTCGAACCGGCGCAGCCGCCGCTCCGCCTCATATTCAACGAACCCTTTGAATACGACGGTCAGAAGTATGCGCATCTGACCTTCGATTGGGACAGTCTCATCGGGAAGGACTTCCAGCGAGCAGAGAAGACGTTTACCAAACTCTACAAGGCTGACAAGAACGAGGTGGTGCTGCCGGAGATGAAGCATCTCTACCACACCATTCTTGCCGCGCAGGTAGCCAACGTCCCGCCGGGGCTGATCATGAAACTGCCGCGCCGCTACTACATAGCAGTACGGAACGAAGCCCTAAAATCCTGTGGCAGCTCGCCGGACGAGGACAAAGTGTAACCAGCATCCTGCGCTCCATTGCATTGCGTATGGCGCGGGAGACAGGTGGCGGTGTCGAGTTCTGGATAGGGCTGCCGATCCCCGAACTGCTAGAGTATCTCATGGAATTGAACGAGCAGTTGCGCCAGGAAGCCGCTGCCGCCGAGAAGGGATAACATAGTGAACCAGCAACAGTACACCACGATCTTCGCTGTCGGCGCGAAGATGCTGGCGTCGTTCGATAGCACGATGGCAAAGGCGTCCGCACGCCTGAAATCGTTGCAGCGCACCGCCGAGGGCGTCGGCGCGTCGATGAAGGCGCTCCAGAATTCGATGCGTCTGGCGTTGGCTGGCCTCGCCTCGTTCGCAGCCGGTGCAGTGTTCAAGAAGATATTTACCGGGGCGTTCGAGGAAGCCGCCAAGGCACAGGAACGTGTGCTGTCGCTGACTAACGAGTTATACATCCACATGCGGAAGCAGGGCCGCGAAGCCGCCGCGCAACAGGCCGAAGCGTTGCTGGCTTACAACAAGGAACTGGCCAAGACAGGTGTGCTCTCGCACAGGATGTACGATGCGATGTCAGACAGCCTTTCCAAGATCGGCTTGTCGACGCGAGAGATGGCGGAAATAGAGCCGGTGCTGGCCGATGTATTGGTCCGCGCCAGAGGCATCCGCGCGACTACGGAGGACGCCAACGAGCTTGGAGAGACGCTGCTGAAAGTGGCCAAGGGCGGGCGCCTGCTATCGTTGATGAAATTCCAGATTCTGCTGGGGCCGTCCGAGCGTGCCCGGCTGAAAGCGTACAAGGACGACTGGCGCGGCGCACTGAATTACCTGTTTTTCTTTCTCAAGACCTACAAAGGCTTTAACGAAGCAGCCGAACGCACGCCGCTCGGGCAGATACAGCGGATGAAAAATCTGTTCGACGACTTGTCGGAAACGATCGGCTTGGAGATGTTGCCAGCGCAGGCAGACATGGCTGCGGCATGGGAGAAGGCGCTGCCCACGGTCGAGCCGGTCCTTCTCGGCGCGATGCGCGAACTGGCGGAACTCATCACTCGAATCAGCAACGAAATCATCGCGCTGGCCGACCGGTTGCAGATGCCTGACGCAATAGCCGCAGTCCATGATTTGCAGAAGGCGTTTCACCAGCTATTGAACACGCTTGGTCTCGAGTGGCCGGAAGCTGGTTTCTTCGGCAAACTGATCGGCGCATCGATCATCCTGTCAGTCCGCATCCTTACCTTCGAAGTGAAGGTTCTGGAGAAGGCGCTCAAGGCCATCAAGTGGCTGATGGACCACATTTTCTTCCGTGAAGCCATCGCAGCGTATCCCAAGATGGTCGAGCAGATGAACAGGATTCGCGGCACAGTGGCCGGTCCCGCCGCAGCAAAGGCAACGATGCCGCCTGTGCCGGACTGGGTGAAACGAGACCCGCGCCTGCTGAAAGCTTACATGCAAGGCGCAGCGCCAGCGGCAGGGGGCGGTGCCGGAGTTGTGCCAGCCTACGCACGGCCAGGTGGCTACGGTTACGGCCCGCAGAACGCTCCGCCCCTTCCTGCCGCGACGCGTCCACCGGTGCCGGTCAGCCGCATACCAACGGTGCCAGCAATGCCGACTACGCCGATTTGGGGCGGCGGCGCTGGTGGCGGACCCGCTGCTGGTGGTGGCTTCATTCCAGCGGGCGCAACGGAACCGTACGGCGGCGCGGCTCCCCCACCTACCGGCGGTGTCGGCGGTGGTGGACCGGCGGCAGGCGCTGCTGGCGGTCCAACACCGCCTGCGGCAAGTAGAGATGGAGCTGCCATCTATTCGAAATTGCTGGAAGCTTACAAAGGCTCCAGCCTGATAGGTGTTGTTCCCCCTGACGGTGCTAGGTTTGGAATTACGACTGGCTCCGCAGAACAATGGGCGCGGTTTGCTACCGCTGTGGCTGCAGCCGAGTCAGGGTTCAATCCACGGTCACAGAACCTAACCGATCCCGGTGGTTCCTTTGGTATCTTTCAGTATGCCCACGGTCAAGTGCCGGGCGGCAATGCGTTTGATATTGATTCGTCGATAGCAGCCTTCGTTCGGGATTCAGAAGCTTCGGTGCGGAGCGGCCTGCGTGCCGGAATCTTGGGAAAGCGATTTTCTACCATCGGAAGTCATCCTGAGCGCACCAGCCAACGCTTGGGTGAAGCCGCTGGGATTGCGTCACGCGCCCAAGCAGCCCAAGCTAACGCGCCCCCGCCGCTGCTGGCACGCGCTTATCAACTGGGCGGCATCGCTCGCAGGCCGCAGATAGCGTCGCTGGCCGAGCGCGGACCGGAGATGGTGCTGCCGATGGCTGGCCGCGGCGCACTGGGCATCTTCGGCTCGCTGTTAGGCGGTCTGCGCGGCATGGCAGGCGGCGACACGCACCACTACAACTTCAGTCCTACCGTGACCATTGGCGGCAACGCAGACGAACGCACCATGGGCGAGATGGATATGCGACTGCGTAGTCTGGCGCGCGAGTTCATGGCCAGCTTCAAGGAAGCGCAGCGACAGGAACGCAGGTTGAGTTACGAAAGCGGGTACAGCAGCTAACGTATGAACGGACTACTGCCACCGCCATCGCCGCTGCCAGCACAACCGATTCCGGCCGGTGCCAGCATTTACATTTCCACCCAAGGCGACTGGTGGGACCTGATCTCGCTCAAGGTCTATGGTAACCTGCGCGGCGACGAGTACTACATGCACAAGCTGATCGAAGCCAACTACGAGATTCGTGACATCTGCAATTTCCCCGCCGGTGTGCAGGTGATCGTGCCCGCGCTGCCTGTGAAAACGGAGATCCCGCTGGTGCCATGGACCAGCGCACAAGTGGTAACAACGCCATGATAACCCAAGCACGCACGGCGCGGCCGCAAATCATCTTGGGGGGTGTGGACTTCTACAATCAGCTCGCGCCCTACCTGCTGCACTTCGAATACACCGATAGCACCGACGGCAAGAAAGCCGACGACTGCCAGTTCTCGCTGGCCGACCGGGACCGGAAGTTTATCAACGCGTGGATGCCAGCGCCCGGTGCTACGTTTGACGCAACCATCCTGTGCCAGCGCTGGTTCAGTCCCAACGCCGCACCACTGGTGTTGCCCTGCGGCTCGTTTTACATCGACTCCATCGAGTTCGATCTGCCCGACCACACGGTCCACGTCAAGGCCAGTTCCATCCCGAACGACGCGCATGGCAAAACGTCTAACGAGACAAGGGGCTGGGGCAACGGTGGCGCAGGTAGTTCGCCGCAAGGCGGCACATCGCTCCAGCAAATAGCACAGCAGATTGCCACCGATAATCACTTGCGGTTCGTGCCGCTCACGCCCACGAACCCGCAGTACGATCGTGTTGAGCAAGTGCAGGAGAGCGCGTTTCAATTCCTCAAACGGATTGCCGAAGATGCGAAGCTGGAAATCAAGGTCGCCAAGAATCAACTCTGGCTGTACGACCCGCTTACATTCGACCAGTCGCCACCGACCTTCTCGCTGGTATACGGCAACGCGGGAGCGACAGGCGGCGGCAGAGTGTTCCGGATGAGCGGCGGCAAGTTCCGTTTGCAGGTCACGGACCTTACCGCGTCAACGGTAGTGTCGAACACGGACATAGAGACAGGCTTGACAACCGAACGGCAGTTCGATGCCAACCAGCTTCTCCCGCCAGCGGCAGGCGGCACCGCGCCCGCACAAACGCAATCGACGCTGATGCC